GTCCAAGCGAATATAAGAGAAAGAACGAGGACACCTGCGAGAAGTATGTAAGCAGCTACGGAATTTTAGGTACAAGGGACTGGATTTAATTCTCTTTTTTAAAACATATACCGATAACCCTATATACTGATAAGTATAGGTTATATTACACAAAAGTTGTGTAGGGTTGAGTGGATTGCACAAAACATTATACCAAAATATAAACCTGAGGGGCGGTGTCGTTCTTCAAAAGGGAAAGAAGGTTGAAGTTTTCCCAATTCCGGGAAGGGATGATGCGTGCGCAGTAGTTTGTGACGGGAAAGAATACAAACTCCGGTACTCGTCGGTATTCAGACCCATATCAGAACGCGCAATCGGAGAGGCGATTTGTGACGGGGTTTGTGAATCGGTTTTGGGGTGTCAAGTAGAACCAGACGGGCACGACGAAAAAGGATTTCCGAGCTGGCTTCTGGCATTGGGGATGATCTAAAATGAAGAAACTTATCTACCAAACAATATTTGACAAGATGCAGAAGATCGGGATTTTGGACGGTGCAGGGCAACCAGCCTTTGCGGAATATCTGAAAATCGAGAACACGCCATATATGGCGCTCAATCTCGACAGGCTCCCATCAGAAAAAGAGGGTACGGTCCGGATCTCAATGGCTCACAATTACATTCAGGAGGGGGATGTAATGGCAGATCCGGATATGGAGATCAGGATCTACCCAGAACTCAAAGCAGCCGAAGCCCTCACATATCAACAGGACGGCCTCGGAATTTACCAAAGAGTTTATCCAGAGCCGGGTATGGTATCCATAAGATTGAAGAAGGATCTCAATATCTTCTTAAATCGATGGTTGAGCAACCAGATCCAGCAGGGATTCCGGGTGCCGGTATGAAAAACTACGGAGTATTGGCAAACATGCCGGGCATGTCACCATTTATTTTTATAATGACAGATTCGATGAGCCGGGCGGCCTCGTTAATGCACCACTATGCAATACAAAGACCGGAGATCATTTATGGGTGCAGCGAAATACCAGAAGACGCACGGACAGGAGATTACTTCGTAAATGGGGTGTTGATCCCATCATGACCTCTCTCGCCCCAAGTTTAAGAAAACCGTGGATAATGGCGTTCGGGCTGCAAGTACGGAAAATACAGGAGTTGCTGGTAACTTCGGGCCTCGACCCAGACAAATACGATCTTGAACAGATCTTAGATCGGCGGCTGACATATCCAGAACAAAAACTTCAACTCATCCGGAATATAAAAATCACAAAACCACAACCAGGTGTTGAAGAAATCGATCGCCGGTATAACGACTGGTTACGAGAACAGGAAATGAAAGATCCGGGTGTTATACCCGGTTGGGTACCCCATTTGAAATTATCAATCGTTGAAGAGGTGATCCCGGAATGAGTGCAATAAAAGAAAAGGATTACCGGTTAAAATGCCTGCGTTGTGGATGGACATGGACCCGCAGGGATTTTAACAAACCCCCGAAAACGTGCCCAAATCCAAAATGTAAAAGCCCCTACTGGAACAGACCAAGAAGAACACCACAGACGGAGAAATAGATAACCCTATATACTGATAAGTATAGGTTATATTACAAACAAACAGGAGAGAAGACAATGTCAAACCCCTACAAGATAAGCAGATTCCAAGGCGGGATCAAAGGCACGACTTATACGTGCCTTGAGTGTGGGAAGAAAACGCGGGAAACGGGAGATTCGGAATCTTCGGTCAGCCTTTGTGCAAAATGCTATGAAGATGCCGGTCTCTATAACCAACACCAAGACGACCACTCAAAAAGAGGCCCGGATCCAGACTGCAAATGGTGCAAAGAAAACGGGTGGGTAAAATGATAAAAACCGAAGGTGAGATGGAAATCACAAAGAGTAGATTTGAGGAGATTCACCGAGAGATATTTGGAATCCGTGGTAGTCCATCGGCACAAAAACTGGAAATAGAAGCGGTAGATCTGATGAATCAAATGATTGATTATAGGGGTTGTGAATGATCAACGCATACGAAATCAGAATTGTTCCGGTAGATGGAGTACACGAAGTGTCACCGGACAAATTGAGCAAACCGGAGCACGTTTTGCCTCTATTGGAAACGATCCGGTATCAGGATGTGGAAAACTTCGTCTGCATCACCTTAAACGGAGCCGGGCAACCGATAAACACCAGAATCGTTACTATCGGACTTTTGAATCATTCTTTGGTTCACCCGCGTGAAACATTCCGGGGCGCAATCATGGATAATGCAGCGGCAATCATCATAGCGCACAATCACCCTTCGGGATCAATCGAACCGAGCAGCCAAGATATAGCAATAACCGGCCAACTAAAAGCAGCAGGCGACATTATCGGAATAGCGGTATTGGATCACATAATCGTGACCAAAGATCGCCACATAAGTATGAGGGAGCGGGGATTGATATAATGAAGACGAGTTACTTTGCAAAATCGTCGGGAAACCCCGGAGCGATTTCAATCGCTCTATACCCCCCAAAAGGATCTAAAATGAGGAGTTATAAGGATCTCGCACCAACAAGCGACATGATCAGAATGACGAACATCGAGCAATATTCACGACTCTATAATTTAAGAATCCTCTCAAAATTAGACCCGAATACGGTGTACACAGACCTATGCGAACTTGTAGAGCCGAACGAGCCAGTCTTGCTTTGCTTTGAAAAATCGCGATTCAACTGTCATCGCGGTCTGGTGTCAGAATGGTTTGCATTAACCATCGGAATACAAGTGGACGAATTAATGGACGCACCGGACGAACAAAGAAAACTATTTTAACTACTTTTTTACAATAGAATATAAATGTTTCAAGGAACAGTGCCAAAGCCAATCGTTGTAAAAATCTTTGAAGAGATAAAAGAGAACAAAAATATAAAAGAAATCTATGTTGCGTGCTCTGGCAATTACACCACGGAAAGAGCGCTATTTTCCCTCGGATTACCCATCCATTCAAACGATGTGTCATTATATTCTACAATGTTAGGCGATCATTTCGCCCGGCAGGATCGGCAAATCACCTTATCGGCGATCGGAAAGGAAAAGTTCCCTACCCTCTCGGATTATCTGAATACCCCCATTGACAAGGCAGCGACAGCCCTATGCCTATCCAACATCCTCCAGATACTATTCCCCAGAAACCGATTTGAGGAAAGACACCTCGCTGCATACCTAAACAAATGGGATGACCACCATAAAAAAACAAAAGACGCGCTACAGGAGAAAGAGTTCAAATTAACCTCGTACTCGGCAGAAGATTTTACCGTTTTTCTGGACAAGTTACCGGAAGAAAATATCGCTGTTTTAATGTTCCCTCCGACTTACAAAATGGGATATGAGCGGATGTTTAAGAACCTCGATCTATTATTCGACTGGCAAAAACCAACATACGAAATCTTTGACCCGAGCACGGTTGGCAATCTATTTACGAGAACGAAAAATAACACTGTCTTTTTGATGACAGATACAGAAATCGAGACCGGTGTTGAGATCGCACGATTCGTCTCACAATCACGAAAGACCACGCGGCTTTACACGAACGAAAGTAAAGGAGACAACCAGCTCACTCAAGATGGATTGACAATCAGGGACCTGAAACAAAAACTGTTTTTAACGGGACAGATCGCACCAACAGCGAAATTGACAATCGCTCAAATGGATGTTGGAGAGTTTAATACCCTACGGACTTTATACTTGAACAAAGCGATTCAAATGAAAAATCCATCCCTGTGTTATTCTGCCCAGATAGACGGAAAGATAATCGGCGCGTTCGGGATCTCCATGCCCCCATCATACATGGCAGAGAACTATTTCGGAATATCGCCATACTGCTATTTAATGTCAGATTTTCCGATAGTGTGCGAAATACAAAAACTGGCAAAACTGGTCCTTATAGCAGCGATGTCGAAAGAATCACAATTAGCAATGCAAACCTCGTTCGGAATGCGTATAAGGAACGTGATGACAACAGCATTTACAGAAAAGGACATCTCAATGAAGTACCGGGGTCTATTGAAAAAATTTGGAGATTTGAGTGATGATAAAAAATCAGGAATCAACTATGTGGGAAGAGTGGGAGAATGGACCCTCGAAGACGGCCTAACCCTCTGGAGAGAGAAACATGCAAAAAATTAATGTGGACTTATCGGGAATCGTGGGATTAAACGCAACGCTCGCAATAGCAGAAACATCAGAATTAATCCACCTGAAGAAAAACGCCAGATATATAAAACAAGAAAAGTTTCAGCAGCTAAAAGAGAACATCGCTGAAGACAAAGGTCTCACTTCGGTCCCGCTGGTGTCAATCAATGAGGGTGGTGGATACGACATTATCTCTGGCAATCATCATGTTAAAGCCGCAGCCATAGCCGGCCAAAAACAAGTGCTCGTGCTCTGTGTAGACGAACCAATAACCCCGGAAAAAAAGGTCGCAATTCAACTGGCACACAACTCTCTCGAAGGACAGGATAATACACAGATCTTGAAATCGCTATATGAAGAACTCTCGACCATCGACCTGAAGAAATACGCTGGCATTGACGAGTCGGTGTTCGCAGAACTCGAAAAACTGAAAGCCGAATCAATGAGCGGAGATCCGTTAAGATTCAAAGCGGTTACGATCATGTTTTTACCAGAAGAAATAATCAAAGTTAAAGACACGTTTGACAAAATTAAAAAAGGGGTGATTGCGTCAGATTCGTGGCTCGCAGCCGAAAAAGATTACGACAAGTACCTTGACGGAATGGAAATAATAAAATCCACATATGATGTTAAGAATACCGCGATCGCCCTCTCAATCATAATGGAAAACTTTGAAAAGACATTCGATGTGCTGAAAGAAGCATCGCTCCGAATAGAAGAAGACACGAAGAGAAAGAAGAGAAAGAGTATGCCACTCATCCCGCTTTTCGACACATACAACATCCCGATAGAGACTGGTAGAAAATTAGATGCCGTAATGAGAGATGCGATATCCTCCGCAAAAATCAACCAAATGGAAAAATACAAATTATTAGATATATTAATAGAAGCATATTGGAAGCAGAAGAAAGAGTCAAATACTGATAATTCGGGAAGTTAAAAATGACGACGAAGAAACCGAAAGACCAATTAAAAAAGAAGGGTAGACCAACGAAATATAACCCGATTAAGCATAATAAACAGGCACACGAACTTGCAGAGCTGGGGGCCACAGACTCACAGATCGCCGAAGCCCTTAATATCAACGAATCTGGTTTAAACCGATGGAAAATCCAATACCCCGAATTTCGGGAGTCTATAAAAACAGGGAAGGAAATAACCGACGATGAAGTCGAACGATCGCTCTTATCACGCGCAAAAGGGATAAAAGTAAAAGAAACGCGGATAATCCACAATCCAGACGACTCTATCAGGACGGAAGTCATCGAGAAAGAGATTCCCCCAGATCCTACTGCTTGTTTCTTTTGGCTCAAATGTCGCAGACCGAAAGAATGGCGCGATGTTCAGAAGATGGAACTGTCTGGCAAAGACGGATCTCCCATCAAAGTAGATGCTAAAATGGACATCGGGGCAGAGGTGAAAAAGATTGTTGGAATCTTGCCCGATGTCAAACTATGAACCGCTGATCACGCGGTATCTGAAGACGGTGCGATCAAACAAATACATCCCACACGAGCCAACGGATAAGCAGGCGCTTTTTTTGTTGCACGACCATATCCCCGAGATCCTATATGGTGGTTCAGCCGGTGGCGGGAAATCAGACGCTCTCTTAATGGCTGCGCTCCAGTATGTAGATATTCCGGGGTATGCAGCCCTGATATTCAGGCGAACCTACAAAGACCTCGCACTCCCAGATGCAATTATGGACAGATCGCACCAGTGGCTTGAGGAGACCGATGCAAAATGGCACGATGATCAGAAAACATGGATCTTTCCGAGTGGCGCAACGATCACCTTCGGATATCTCGACAGCCCACGCGATCATTATCGTTACCAATCTTCAGCATTTCAATTCTGTGCGTTTGATGAATTGACGCAGTTTAAGGAGTACCAATACCTCTACCTACATTCCCGGCTGCGAAGATTGACAGGCTCGGACATTCCTATTAGGATGCGGGCGGCCAGCAACCCTGGCGATATTGGGCACGAGTGGGTTAAAACAAGATTCGTCTCGGCAGAAAGCAGAACTCCAGGATGTATGTTTATTCCCGCGACTCTTGAGGACAACCCCCATCTCGATCGGGAGTCTTATGTGATGTCCCTGATGAAACTGGACCCGATTACCCGCGAACAACTATTATCCGGGAATTGGGAAGTCAGACCAGAGGGGGGTTTGTTCAAGCGGGAGTGGTTGAAATTAGCAGACGAAAAGCCACCCCGATATTCTATACCATTATGCCGGTACTGGGACAAAGCCGCTACTGAAGGGGGTGGAGACTGGACGGCGGGCGCTCTGGTTGGATTGATGCACGGTAGAGCTATTGTTGTAGATATGAAACGTGTGCAGAGCAGCCCGGCGGGAGTGGAAAATCTCATTCAACAGACGGCAAAACTCGACGGCCAAGAGGTCATGATCCGAATGGAACAAGAGCCCGGATCTGCTGGTGTTGATGTTATCGATCACTATGCCCGCCGTGTGCTTGTGGGTTATAATTTCAAAGGAATTAAGAGCACCGGGGCAAAAGTATCCAGAGCAGCAGCACTAAGCACCGCAGCAGAACAGGGCAATCTCTCATTTGTTATCGCTGCATGGACAAGTGTATGTATTGATGAATTGGTGTTGTTTCCAACTGAGGGGGTGCACGACGATCAGGTTGACGCGATCAGCGGAGCATATAACGCACTTGCACAAGGAGCTCGAAACCCCGCGAACGAACCCTCATCAGAAGAGGCTATCGGGCACGGTACTGGCAGCGATACGTTCGGCATGGGTGCTGATGATTCCTTCTTTGGTGGGGATGAAGGGCTCGGTGAGTTATGGTGATGGAAGGAGATATTGACAATCTGGTATCGACACGGATCCGTGACAAGGTCCTCGCACAATGGGGATTTAAAGACGGGCAGCACCTGATAAAATTGAACCTTGCAGGGTGCTGGTCGGAAGCGGTTGATATCATCGACAGATGGAGAGATGCGGTTCCCTTTGACGGTGAAGCGGGATCTCCGTGGAATGTTGATGAATATATCGATGCGTTCTGTGATTCCCTATCATGCTCATACCTGATCGAACGGATCTGCATTGAGCGCAACAGGCAGCGGATACGACTGAAACGGAATCACTGCAAGCCGTGCTGCGTTGAGCACCTTATGATAGCCATGCACAATCACGTGCATAGTTGCTTCACATACACGGCGATACCAGACGACAAAAAGGATTCCGGGCAAAATGACTCGGTGAAATCATGATTTTAAGCACAGATTGAGGTTTAAACATGGCAGCGAAAATTGAGAAGATTACGAAAAAGGACATGCCCGAAGAGGGCACGACATACTATTACGCCCCGGGAATGTCAGGATTCAAAGCACCGGCGATCAATGTAGATTCATTGGTCAAAGTCCTTGACAACAAAAGCATAGAAGAGGGGATCACCAAACAACAGCGGATCTTATTCCAGAACGATCTGAAGGTATCGGTGCAGAACCTCAAGACAAAAGAAGAGGATGCCGATCTTACATCTTCCCTCTCGGACA